ACTTTTACTCCTTCATCTCCTGGTGGCACTGGTCCGATATTTCCTAATGATGCTTCTTGAACAGAATCTAAATTAGCTATGTCGTCTGAATTAGCTACGTTGTCCTGTAGCAGTGGATCTCCTTCAGCTTTTAATGTTTTTGAATTTTTTCCAAACCCAGAAACTCTTCCAGAACCCGGTCCTGTTTTTGGTGCAGCTGATTTTTTTGTTTCAATTGGTTTGGGTGGTTTTGGTACAAACTTACCAAATAAGTCTGTATCTGATACACCTTCTCCCATATAACTAAATGCTTTGTTTCTATTTTCTATTTCGAAAGCTTTTCTCTCTTCAGGTGACATTGCATTAATTTTTTTTCTTAATTCAATACCTGCGTTAACTCTGTTTCTAACTCCTTCTATGGTAGCTATACCAACAGCACTTGGCAGAAATCCTATGCCAGCTAATGCAGGCAATGCTCTTGTAGCAGCAATACCACCACCTATACCTGAAAGTGTTTGTCCTACAGGATCATTTATACCCAAAGCTTCCCCTACTTTCATACCTCCAGTAAAACCATAATATGCAGGAATATTAGCTGCGCTTTTAATAAAATTTTTTCCCATTCTTACTGGGCTACTTACAGACATTCTTTCCATGAATGTAGGTGGCTTTCTTATAGCAGGGACTGGTGCTCCGGTGTACGGTTGCCCAACCATAATACCTGTTTGTGCATTGATAGTTTTAAGCACACCTTTTCTAAGTGCTTCTTTACGAAACATCGGTCTGTTTAAAACTTTGTTAAGCGACATCTAACCTCCTAGGCCTGCTTTGGTTGAACACCTTGAAACGCTGTAAATGCTCCTATACCAGTACCAACAGCTTGTGCTAATGGACTAGTAGATGGTTGTGTTCCCATTGTGACTTGAGAAGAAGACTTAGGTCCTGCAGCATACAAGTTAGCTAAGAACTCAGCTCTTTGATAAGGTTCGTATTGTTGTTGTAATGTAGATTGTCTTTGTGCATCAAGTGCTGACTGAGCAAGTTGTCTTTGAACACCACCTGCTGCCATAAGCTGATTAATATCGCCTTGAGCCATTTGTTGTTGACCTGCACCCAATTGACCTAATTGTTGACCTGCCATTAAACCAACTTGTTGTTGTCTTTGAGCTGCGCCTAATGCCGTATTAAAACCTTGTTGTTGTGCAGTACCCATAGCAGTCAATGCTCTACCTTGAAGTTCTGCTTGTTGAACACCTTCTCTACCTCCACCAAACGCACCAGCATCGATAGCTTTAGCACCCAGTTGATTTTGCATTATCTGAGCTTGTCTTCCAATCTCTCCTGTTACATAAGATTGATATGGGTTTAAATATTGTTGAATCTGTGATGCACCAATAGGTGTCGCTGCACCTGTAATTTGATTAATACCTTGTTGAACTGTTCCAGCACCCACACCTGTATTTGCTGCAAGATTCATTCCTTGTTGTTCTAAAGCACCTAAACCTGCTACTTGATAATCTGGTAAATTAATTGGTTCCCCTGCGACTTGTCTCGCAATGTCCATTAGTTCTATTTTACGTTCTTCAATACCTGGTGCTTCTCTAACAAACTGTGTTTGTGATGTAGGTGTTGCTGGTGCTTGTGATCTTCCTCCTCCAAAAAAACTCATATTATATCCATTTCTCTAGTTGTACGTGTTTCTTTTTCCATCCCCATTTTTTGGAAACTTTTTCCCATCCTGGTCTGGCCATTATACTTAATCTTTTACATTTGTTAACAGTAGCAAACTCAGTTATGCTGTTGATTAAAGTATCTTCCCATAACTCTCTTCTTTTACCTGTACAAATAACAATTTCATATTGATTGTAGTTTGGCATAATTCCAATTCTACCAACACAAATACCAAAAACTTTATTTTCTTCAAACTCATCTGAACCAAACATTAACCAACATTGCATAGTATCTTTTTTTAGTTCATCTAAAATCCAAGCAGAATCTGCATATTTTCCTGAGAACGCCAAAGATTCAGCTACCATAAACTCAGCTAAAGGCCAAAATCTTTCTATGTCTTTTGGTTCTAAAGGTAAGACACTTACTAGTGGTTTAATTTGTTTTTTGTTTGCTGTCGCCATTTCTATCCTGTAATAAATCAAATACACGTTTGTATCTTTTTTGTTGTTCATAGAAATATTCGGCACCTTTTTCTCGCATGTCTTTCATACTATTTGGATTAGCTCCAGCTATGATTCCAGCACCTAATACTCCATCTGCTCTTGTTACAAACTCTCCGTCTGCTAATTGAGCTAACATTGTATCCTCGTCTTTATTTCCTACGCCTGCTCCGTCTTCAACATAACCTAATGCTCTAACATAATTGTTTGCATCGTTTTCATCATGAGAAATTTTTGATGGAAGATAATTTACACCACCCTCGTTAAATTTTTTTATTTCTGCTATACCACCTACTCTTAGTCTTTGAACATTCATAGAGTAAGCACCTATTCTACGATCCCCTAAACCTTGTTCTTCTGGAGCGTATACTTTTTCATATGCTTTTTCTTGGCCTGTTGTTGGATCAATGTAAGTATATGCAGGTCTGTTTTTTTGTAAATCTAAATAACTCATGTTGTATCCAGGAGTATAAATATCTGTTGGTTGTGGATCAAACGCACCACTTAAATAAGTTCCTGCAGCTATTGCAGCTGAAACTTTTCCTGGGCTAAATTCTAAGTCACCTGGCTTAGCATCCTTTGCTGTAGATTGTCTTTTTAAAATATCTAATAAATTACTACTACTTTTTTGTGGGGTTGTTGTATAATTTGGGTTAGGAACCATGTTTCCAAATTTATCTACACCCAAATTTCTTGGATTCACTGCTGCTTGTCCTGGATTATACGCCCCTGGCATACTTCGTAAGAATGCAGGTTGGCTTGCAACAAAACTTTGTGTTGCCGCTGATCCTGGAAACATACTCATACCTGTAGAACCTAAAGTATAACCACTATATGCTCCACCTGCTGCGCCTAGTAGTCTACCAATACCTGATGCTCCTGATTCTTTCGCTCCCCTGTATCCTTGATAACCGCCATATGCCGCTAATGCGTACGGTATTAGTGCTAATGGATTCATATATATAAATTCTCCTTTTAAGATCTTAAGTATGAAATAATACCATTTTAGTCAGCTAGTTTCAACTCGTCTCTAAAACAACCTTCGTATTGATGTTCTCCTACATGAATGATTGGGTCATTGACAAAGACATAACATTTACCCCCAATGTCTTTCCAAAGCTTACAAAAAGAAAAATCTTCACCTAAATAAGTTTTAGTCTCGGGTTCATGAATACAGTCAAAAAAGTTCCATAAATGTGGCCTATCTACATACTCACCATTTATTACAGTCTTTTGAACTATGTTTTTATCTGGATACTTTTCTATCATCTTATCAAACACTATTCTTTTGATTAACATACATCCTGTAGGACTATGTGTAACTTCCATTACACCACTATCTAAAGTTATCTTATTAGGATCTTGTACTTTCATTGGATAGGTGTTTAACCATCTATGTATATCTCCAGCGTTTTTAACTTCACCATCATTCCATTTTTGATAAAGCTTATCCCACATCATAGTTTTAAGTGGGTATGGAATAGATATTAATTCTTTGTCTAAATCTAACATCTTAATAATAGAAGATGCTCTAAAATATATATCTGAGTCTACAAATAACATATGTGTACAATTAGAATCTAAAAAAGCTGAAACACATAAGTTTCTTCCTTGAGTAACTAAAGAAGATTTTAACAAAGTAAATGTAATTCTTATCCCTTTTTTAATGCAAAGTTGTTGCAATTCTAAAAGAGCTTGTGTGTAGTGCATAGTCACATCACTATGACAAGGTGTGCAAATCATAAGGTTATAAGGTGACTTAGTTATTTTGTTTTCTTCTTTTTGTCCGGTGTCCCGTTTCCACATGGGGATGGTAGCTTTTTCATATGGTGTTACCTCAACTTCTTTTAATGTTTGGTAGGTGTCTTCATTTACTGTTTCTTTCATTCAAAGCTCCTTTCAAAAAGTTTGTCCACTCCATACCTTTTTTTTCCCAGTTATAAAATCTTTTATAAAAGTCTTGTTGTCGTTGCAAATGTTCTTGCATAAAATCTTCATGTAAATAAGACGCTGCAACATTAATTGCTGCTCCTGTATCCTGTGCCATCTGTTCGTAATTTTTTGAATAATTAATATATACAGGCCACTCTGAACAAGTTTCATATAAAGCTCCAAAGTTATTGGTAATAACATGCACACCAGATGCTAAAGCTTCTAAGGCTGACGCACAAGATGTTTCTTCAAATATGGATGGGTATACAAACATATCATAATTAGGCATCATTTTTTTTATGTACTCGTGTGGTTTGTAACCAATATAATTTACGTTAGGTAAATTTTTAGCTTGTTCATACAACTCTTCAAAATCTTTTTCAGTATTATCCGAAAACTCAGATCCATATATTTTACAAGAACTGTAAACATCTAATTTTATATGAGGGTTTTCGACTTCCTGCATTGCACGTAACAACACATTTAAACCTCTCCATGGGGTGCAATGGTGTATTAATTTAATTGGAGTTCCTCTTTTATAAATTTTTCTAGCAGGAAAAGTATCAATACCATTTTTAATAACTACAGATCTCTCGGTAGGTATATCAAAAGCATATCTAAATTTTTCGTAGTTCCAATGACTGTTGAATACATACCAATCATATTCTTTATGTCTTTCTTTATTAGAAAAGAATTTTTGAAGATTAGGTTGATCCCAAGAATTTTTTTGCCAAAGTATATTTAATTTATTTGGATCTATTGGAACTTTACCAGGGATAGAGGTACATATTTGTACTTGATCTAACAACTCTTTTGAAACATGCTTATAAAGCATTTCCATTTGAATTTCAGTTGCGCCTCTAGGTTCCATTAAATATCGTTTCTAACTCCAAGAGAAAAAGTAATTCTAGGTTTTATAGTAATTGATTGATGAACTTGTCCTTTTGTAACATATAATAAATCTCCAGTCTCTAAAATAAACTTTTCTTTATCGACTATGTACATTGTTTCTCCAAATAAATTGTATAATACAACATCATATTCATCGGAATGAGCAGACCCACTATTACCTTGTAAAAAAGACATAAATATATAACCATCTAATTTAACATTTCGTAGTTCGTAGGTGTCTATTAATTTTTGCATTAATGGAAAAAAAAAATTATTTGTATGTATATCTTCAATAGAAAAAGTGTTTTTAAGTATTTGTTCACGCACTACGTAAGGATTTTTTAACAAACTTTTATAGTTGTTAACTGATATTAATTCAAATAAATTATTAAAATCAATACTTAAATTATCAAAATTTTTTATGAATTTTTTTTGGGAATCCATTTGGTTGCACTACTTTTTAGTTAGCGCCCCCATAGTAACTCTTGTAACTTTAATTTCAAGGTCTTGTCTAAAGTCATCCACAGTAGTATCAGTATTGGGATCAGCAACATCGTTATCAAAATCAGTTTTGCTAGCATAAACTTTTCCTGTCCTTTTATGTTTAATAACCTCTTTTGCTTCTGCAGGTATTTTGACTAAATCACTCATTGCGTACGTCCTTGTCTATTATATTTTTTATTGTGTTGCAACTTCTTTTTTTTATTTGGATTTTTACAATGTCTTCGTGGTCTTTTTCTAGGCTTATCCCTTTCAACAAAATCTTTAAATTTTCTAGCCATTCTCTTGTGATCTATCTAATAATGCATAAGAAATAATACCTTGTAATTCATTTGCAGTTCCTGCTGTCATTTTTAAAATATCTCCAGCCTCAAGAGCAAGTGTATTATTAATAATATCTGTTGTAGATGAGGCGGTTAATGATTGATTAAAAATTCTAAATGTTGCTGTTGCAGATGTATCAGTAACTTGGACACTTAAATTCACAGCTCCCGTAGAACCATTATTGACTTGTATTTGTTTTATTAACACGGTTGCATCTGAAGGTGCAGTAAAAACACTTTCAGTGCCAGTAGATGTTAAATTTATGCCTTGGTTTTTATATCTAATTGTCATGATAAAAAGAAAGTAAAAGTATCTTGTTCATTTTTTAATTCTTGTTGGTATGAAGTGTTTAGCTTATCTTGCATCGTTCGTAAAGACTGAGTTACTTGTCTTTGGTTTTCCTCTGTATATTTAGGTGATGGTTCAGGAATTACTATATCTACTCTAGCCATTAATACCCGCTATGTAAGCCACCTGGCCCCGATGTTTGTCTAGATTGTCTAGCAGCAGGTGCAGAAGGTGTTGGAGATGAAGGTGCTTGTCCTCTATTTCTGTCTTGATCTGATACAGGTTGTGAATCTAATCTTTGCTGTATTGCTTGTGTTTGTTGTTTATTTAATTCATTTTGCATTCTTCTTTGATTCATTTCGTAATTCTTTTCAGCTCTTTTTCTAGCTAATATATTTGACATATTCAAAGAGTTGCCGGTAAGGGCAGATCCTATAGTTGCTATGCCTTGAACGTAAGGGTTAGCACCAAGAACTGAACTAAGTATATTACCTTGAAGGCCCTCTAAACCAATTTTTTTTATTAAAAAATTTTTAGCTTGGTTTTCAGCTACGTTTTTTGCTATTTGTTTAAAGTCTGGTAATCTTGATGGTGTCTCATCAATTAAACCCATTGGTTGTAGTCCTTGATTAGCAAAACTAGGTTGATAGTTTTCAAATCCTGGTTGTGATTGTACTGCTGCAATACCGAAAGGATCTTGAGCTTGTGCTACATTGTTAGCATAATCTTGTAAAAATATTTCGTCCATTATCCTCTCATCCCATCAAGTTGTACATCAGCTCTAAAAGTTCCAAATCTCCAATTTTGATCTGTTGATGTGTTTGCAATTTTTAAACTAGCAAATCTAGCTCTTGCTCTAGTGTCTACCTTTTGTGTAGTTCCTGTGACTGTAAACGGTCCTAGTGGAGAAGACGCTTCTGTATCACTTGGAAAATCTCTTAACAAAATTGTTACTTGAGCATCCCCCTGTATTAACTTAAAGTCTGGCACAAATCTTCGCATACTCATAAAAAATTCACCACTTGTTCCTTCAGGATTTAAACTAAAATCTCCTGATTCTATAAATGCAGGTATAGCAGTTTTTGCACCTGTTGTATCTACTTGATCAGTACCTACTTCATGTGCGTAATATATAGTTGACCCATTTGCGTTAGTCACACCTTGTATTAAAGGAAACGTAGGTAATCCTGTAGATGTAAATTCAGTAGCGTAAGGTACATCATACAAGTTAGCATCTACCCAAGTAGTTCTAGCTAAAGATCCAGTTGTCCAAGTTCCGCTTTGAAAATTATAGGTTACACACCTGTCATTAAATGATGATCCTGATTTAGGATAAAACCAAGTAAGCTCTTCATATAAATGATTAAGTCCTACATATACTGATTCACCATTTGAGTAATTTACGCCAAGGTTATCTCCCTTATTAGTAAATACAAAATCTTCAACTTGACAAGGTAATGATTTAACTGTTCCGTCATAAACAAAAAAACCACCAGACTCACCCATCCAATAAACAGCCCCATTAATATATTTAATTGAGTGTTGTCCTATTGCTCCACAATTAGAACCCACCTGCCTTATTGAAAAAGTAAAAGGAGGCCCTACAAACTGTATTACATACGCAGAATTATCAGTTAAAACAAGAGTGTAATCTTTACCTTTAACAGCTCCAACAATTTTAGTTCCTGAATCAAGTCTAAAAGTACCTGCTGTATTTACTGAGGTTGGTGTATAATCACTTATATTTTCTTGATCACTAAATCTAATAAACATTTTATCTTGAGTGCCTGCATTTCCAATTGTAGATTCTGTTCCCAACATTAATAAATGTCTATCCCTATCTGACACAAGAGACATTACTGATGATGTTGGTGCTCCACTTACTACTGTAGCTCTTGTGCTTAAAGCATTCGCATTAGAATTAATTGGATTCCATTCAAATGTTTGACCATTTTTAATAGTTGCAATTAGTTTTTCTCCAAAATTATCTAAAGACCATGAAGCTGGATCTATTGTTAAAGTTGAAGCTAAAGAAGCTTGTCCCCACCCAGTGTAATATTCAACACCTGCTCCACTTGCATGTGCGGATCTTGTGCCGGCAACATCTCTCGTAATACCAGTTAAATCGTTAGAAGATATACCTGTGTAAGAAATAAATTCTGCTCCTACTTTTATAGTTCCAGAAGTAGGAAATCCTGTGGTTGAAGATAGAGTAATAGAAGTTCCAGATCCTCCGGTTCCTGCAGTATCATCTTGCAATAAACCATTTAAAGTTCCAAATACTTGTTGTCCTCCACCCCATAGTCCTGTTCCCCAACCAAAGCCATAAGTAAAACCTAAAGCACCTGCACTTATGTACGGGTTTACAGTAGCCGATCCACTTCCGTTGACCGTTGTCCCTGCTGCGCTAGCCATTGTTATAGTAAAAGAATCACTGTCAGGAACAGAGACTACTTCAAAAGTATTTGATGTAAAGTTTCCAGCAGTATATCCTGCTCCTGAAGGAGGAGTTACTGAGGTAAATGTAAATAGATCTCCTGCCTGTAATGTGTGTGCAGCCTTATTAACAGTAACTGTTGCTGAGGTATTTACAGTGTCAAATGTACAACCAGTCAAAGCTGTATCTAAAGGAGTTATGTCGTAAAACGCTCCTTCATAATAAATTATTAAAACTTTGTTTGTGCCTATTGCAGCGTATCTTCGGCCATCTAAATCGGCCCATACAAATTGTTCTCTTGCTGCACCAACTATAGTTGAATTGACAAGTTGCTCCCAACCACCTATTTTTTCAGGTAATCCATATCTAAATCTGACAAAGTCTCCGTCAGTCCATTTACCTTCTGCACCTGTTGCGGTTACTTGTTTATTAAATCCTGGGGCTATTTGTACTTTTGTTAGAGGCATGATGTATTATACCCTACACACATTAGTTTTTAAATAGTATCTCTATAAAAAATTGGTTGTGTTTTGTAGGTGTATTATGTGTTGTTTTAATATTATTATCAAATAATACAGCTCTATTTACATTATAAGGAATTTGATCCATGTTATTTATCTCTATAGATCCTGTAGAGGAGTTTATAAAATGCAATAAACATAAAAAATTTTCTTGTATTTTTTCATTATTTAACCTCATCTTATTCATTTTATTATTTTGTAAGACTAAATGACCACTAGCTTGTAATACTTCGTTTTTAATTTTTTCTGTAAAAGGTTTTAATAAATAACAAAAATTACTAACCATTTTACTATCAGTAATAAAAGTGTGTTTAAAATATAATTTGTCTTCAATATACCAAGGAAAATCTTTTTTTCTTAAGGTTTCTCTTAAAATGAGATTTTTATCATTATCTAAATAATTGTTTTCGCATTGGTAAACCATTATTCAGTATCCACTGTTTGAGATTCAGTGGTTAATTTTTTTGTTTCTTCATCGAAATTGTTATGCCAATCCATCAGCATCTTCATAAAGTTATTAGAAAAATGTTTAAAATTAGTAGGTGTAAAAATAACTTTTCCTCTTATTAATAAATTAATTCTTTCTCTAAAAGAAAATTTTAAATCACAAGATCCGTCTTTATGTTGTACAAATTTCATGTCTTTTGTATTCCATAACTTATTCTATTATCCTTGTCAAAAGATTTGTAAGGTCCCTCTTTATCTACGTAATGTAAAAAACATTGAGAATGAAAATCTCCTTCAAATTTTTTTCTGTAATGTTTTAGTTCTCTTCCTAAATATATTATAGCATCTCCTGGTTCTGTTTCTATAGCTGTGTCTTCCATATATATTGGCCAACTCGGACCAAAATTATCAATATGAACAGTAACGCTAATTTCACAAGCCTCTCTATCTGTGTGAGGTGTTAGCTCACTTAAATATGTATACATTCTCCAAAATGAATAAGTTGGCAATAATTTTTTACCAGTTAATTCTTCCATAAATTTTTGTTTATCTAATAGTAAAGATTCCATTAAAGGATCTGCATAAAAAAAAGATTCAAAATCTGTTTGATTACAAAACGTTGATGTCGGACCAAAATTATTTTTGTGTTTAGTTTTACAATACTCAGAAAATAAAGGTAATAAATTTTTATCTAAAAATCCTTTTACTTTTTTATATTTAAAATCTTTTCCTATGATGCCCATGATACTATTGAATATTTTATTCCTTCTTTTACTGGTAACACTGTATGTGGGTAAAGAAAATTACTCGGAAAAATAACAAGTTTGTTTTCTTTAATGCCTAGTTTAATTACTTCATCACTTGGTAATTCAAAAACTAAATCTCCACCATCATAATTATCATTTATAAAATATATAAAACTTAGTGTCCTAGGTATATTAATTCCAGAATCTGTGTGTTTTTTATAAAAACCATTTTTAAAATATTTTAATATTTGCATGTCTGTAAGTTTTGCAACAAAACTTGTATTTGTCATTTCACAATATTCTTTACCTGCTTCTAAAAATTTTGTTGACAAAAAATTTGCCCAATAAGTTACTGTCATACTTCTATTAATATTTTCTAAAGGAAAAGTTTCTGTTTGTCTTATTTTTTTATCATAATAATTTTCTTTTTCTGTATCTGAACTTAATCCAGCTTTTTGAAATATGAAAAAATTTTTATCTAATATTTCTTGTATTTTTTTATTTTTTGTACTTGGTAAAAAATTTTCTATAGAAATAATATAGTCTGATAATTTGTTTTTTATCTCCATGTAACTTTTTTCCAAAACTTACTTTTATATTTATTAAGAAGAGTCAAAGCATAATCAAAACCTTCTTTTCTAAGATCTGTTTGTTCTTCTATATTCATTTTCCAAGATTGTCTTTTATACGGTATTACTTGAACATATGGTGTGCCTTTTTTTAAAGTTGTTTGTTGGACTGGATATTTATCACCATTAACAATTATTGGAAAATTAATGGGTTGATCATAGGTATCTGTATTAACAATTGCAGGAATAATTGAAAATCTATCATCGGTGTTGTTCATGGGTGGTAAAAATAAACACGAATAATTATCAGGCGTTACAATAGTCCAAGGATTCATTATTTTAAAAGCAGGAAAATGATTATTTTTCTTAGCCATTGGAGACTTATCAAACTGTTTAGGTGAGTGTATGGTATTTGCATCTTTAGTGTTTAAATTACAATTATTGTTATCTACTAATGATGGCATCAAAGTAGATGTATAATTATCACCATCCTTATAATTATGGTCTAAATAAAAATCTTGTGGAAGACGTAATAAATATCCTGTGGTTAAAGAATCTAAAAAAGGCATGCAGCCCTTTATCGTTAAATCATGATAATTATGTTTTAATTTTTTATACCATTCTGGTATGTTTAATTTTATGGGTTCTGGAAATTGTTGTTTTAAATCTAAATATTGTTTAGGAGCCTTAAATTTTATGTTTTTCTCTAACATAAAAAGTATATGTATAGATGTTTATGGTAATTGCAATAAACTTTTGTAGCTTATAGAATTGTCCTCACAGTATTTCTCCCAAGGTGTATTTAAAGGAAAAGTTACAGTTGATGTATCAAAAGATGATAATGAATTTTTATACGTATTCCAATCATCTATTTCAGATTGTGGGTGACCTTCCGCAGTAGACACCCATGACTCAATATTTTTGATAAGATCTGAAATATAAATATCTAAATCTTCTTTTGTATTATACATTTGATTAGCACTACCATCATCTAAAGTTCCTGTTGCAACATTGTCCGCATATGTGTAGTTTGTACCATCATGACCAGTAATATATTTTGTATTATTTTTTAAATTATTAAACTCTTCTGTAGTAATTTCTTCAGATAACATTCCAACATATTTTGCTTTCTCTGTATCATCCGCTGCTATTCTACTCATCGATGTTTTTGGTGCATCTGGGTTATAAATAATATATGCCATTTTATATTTCCTATGTTAAACTATTTTCAAAAAGAGTTATTGAACCTGTAGCACCAGTAGAACCTTGGTATCCATTTCCACCAGACATTGGGTGTTGGTTTCCTCCAGCTCCTCCAGTTCCAAAAGCAAGATTATCTGAAAGAAAAATACCTCTAGTTAAACCCGTTCCGCCTGGCGTGCTTCCGCTTGGTCCAGGACCACCTGATCCAGCATTTGCTGTCGCAAGGTTTGTTATTGTAGTGGCATTTCCAGCGTTGCCGGCATTTCCTTGACCCCAACCGCCATTTCCACCATTTCCACCAGATCCGCACGCGTAAGAATATCCTGTACCGCCAGAAACTTCTCCAGAGAAATAACCATAGCCACCTTGTCCACCAGTAGATCCTACGTTATTTACTCCACCACCTTTTCCACCTCCGCCACCTCCAGTTACGTAAGCAACAAAAACATTGGCTGCAGGGTTAGCAGTGTAAGTACCACTTCCTCTTGTGTTTAAAACTAAATTCATATTTGATCCACCCGATCCACTTGCAGCAGAAGTAAGTCTTCCTTGAGCATCAACTGTAATGTTTGCAGTAGTGTAAGATCCAGCACTTACCGCAGTGTTTGCAAGTTTGTCTGCAGATACAGCATCATCAGCAATCATATCTGTTGCAACTTGAACTTCTGCAATTGTACCAGCAGTTGCAGCTCCTAAAACTCTGTTGTTAGTTGTAGTGTCTTGCATTTTTGCAAAAGTTACAGCATCATCAGCAATTTGAGCAGTGGCTATAGTGCCTGATATATTAGCAGCAGCAACAGTGCCACCTAAAGTATCTAATGATATTTCATTTAAATTTGTACCATCAGAATATGCAGCGTAAATTTTTGCTTGATCTAAAGTAAATCCTGTTCCCGATGCAGTTTTAATTGTAAGATTAGTTGGATTGGTTAATGCTGTTGCATCAAATATATAAAATTTTTCTATTGAATTTGGTATTGTACAAATTGTACTTGCAGCAATAGTAGCTGATGCAAATTTGATTACCATATTTCTTGCGTTAGATAATGCACCATCTGACATTACAAGAGCAAGAGTACCACCACTTGATAACGTTACTTGTTCGAAACCAGCAATAGCTTGTTGAATTACATTTAAGTTTGTGTTTGTTTTATCACCCCATGTACCAGCGTTTTCACCGGTTACCATTAGTTCGAGTTTTAAATCTGTAGAATAACTAGATGTCATAAATTTTATCTCCTAAATAATTAAAATAATACCTCATTTAAGCAGCCTTATCAACTACCGTCCAAACATTATTGACTCCAGGGTCAACCTCAGACCATGCTGTAACATTAACGTTTCCACTACTTCCTGTCAAGGTTATGCCGGTTGCTTCTACTATAGCATTTCCTGTTACAGGGCCTTCTTCACCTAAAGATGAAGTAATGGAAAGTCCTGAAACTCCTATTATTTGACCTGGTATTTCAGCATGTTGGCCAAGTGTCATGGCTAATTGTTGTCCGGTGACAGGCTCCGTAGTAGTTTGTTCAAGAGCAATTGTACCTATAGTTGAAGTTAACTGTATACCAGTAACGTCAACAGGAGTTTTTAAACCCCCTACAGTTATTCCTTGCTGAGAGGTTATTGAACCAGCACTTGAAACAGTTACATTAGCATCTGCATCAAAACTCAAAGTTCCTATTGAAAAATCTAGTTGATCTTCAGAAGCAAATACTGTTATGCCTACGTCACTTATAATTGAAAAAGTTCCAAGAGTTGAATTTATTTGTGATCCAGTGACTGGGTTTGTACCGTCTGTAAATGCAGATTCATCCCCAATAGATGAAGTAAGTGACTGACCTGTAACTTGAACAGAGAAATTATCTCCCCATGCAAATTCTCCCCATTCACCTCTACTCCAACCTTCTCCAGTTAATATATCCCCATCAATTGTTGCTTGCCCAATACTAAAACTTGCTTGGCTTCCTGTAGTAAGAGCTCCTATACCAGAAACTACCTGACCTACGGCCATAGATTCTAAACTTCCTGTAAGAACAACTAAGGCTGAAGTTCCTGCAACTGAAGTTCCTGCTGTTGCTGTTAATGAAATTCCTGTAACACTAACATCAGCATTTGCAGTTATTGTTTCAGTTCCTATAGATGATGCTAATTGTTGGCCTGTAGCAGAAATATCTTCATGACCTTGATCTCCCCAATTTCCATTACCCCAATATAAACCACCCCAAGAATTTGCAGTTAAATTAGCAGATCCACCCATACCTGAGTGGTTCGAACAATAGTAATACATTGTTGCTGGAGGACCTACCTCCGTTACAACAAATTGAGTGTAAGCTCCTGCTTGACCAGGCGTTCCAACATAAGTTACACCTGTTGTATATTCTGATCCAGAGTTGTGTGTGCCATCAGAGGTTGTTGAAAATCTTAAAGGATGTGTTGCGTTGCTAGCGTCTGATTGATCAAAACGATATGTAGCACCAAAAGCTAAAGGGACAGTAGCTTGAAGTGCGCCGTCTATATAATATTTGTTGCCCGATCCAGGGTTAGAAACTGTAACAGTAAATGTTGTGTATGACACTGAATCGGGCTCCCATAATTATTATGCTAATCTTAAAATCGCAGCAGAAGTTGTAAATGCAGGGAACTGGATAGTAAATGTTCCAGAAGTTGCAGTTTTATCTCCGCCAAAATCTAACACAGCTACAGCATCAGTAGTATTTGAACCACCATCTGTAGTTGTATTGTAAATCAAAGCGCCTCTTGCAGTAAGAGTTACGTTTTGAAAAGAAAGGTCAGCAAAATCAGTGATAGCTACACTTGATGAAACCTTAACACCTTGGTTAACCAAAGCTTTTCCACCAGCTGTATAGTTAGATGAAGTAACTTCAGTGTTAGATCCACCTCCAGGGTTTGTTGAATAGTTTTCTGTAGATTTTCCTAAAGTTGCCGAACTTGTGTACATCGCTAATTTGTAAGTATCAGACGATGTATCAAAGTCGTGTTTTCCTTGCAGTAATTCTTTTTTAAAAGTATCACAGATTGCGTTTGTTGTTATTGCCATTGTTATTCTCCTTAATTAATTTGTGTTTGGAGAAGGTGAAGGTATTTGTACTCTTGGTACACCATCATCATACTCCGCTCGTCTTCTTCTACCCATTTGTTGTAGGGCAAAATTTTGTATTTCCTCATTGTACTTCTTTTCATAAAGATTGTACATATCCATAGGACCTTTTAAAAATCTAAAAGCTTCTGTCAATACGCCATGCAATAACATAGACTCTTGATATTTAGATATAAAAGTTTCATTTGTAGAAGTAAAATTTGGTGGGTCTTTTATGTAATTTATTTGTATTTGCAAAGCTGAAGCAGGAACTGGTGCAACTAAAATGTTAAAATCATCCCAGTTTGCATAATATTTTGGAGTTCCTGTTGCTCCTGTTCCATTAAATTCTGATATGTAACTTGTATCTCTTTTTTCCATAAAAGTTCTATTACCTGAACTATCAATAACTTGCACTGATCTAAGTATTAAAGAATCTGAAGGTATAGATACATATCTATTGTTGGCTGTAAAATTAGAAGTAGCATACTTTCTTAAATCGTCATAATCTACTTTACCTGCAATATCTAATTCTACTGATCTAATAAAATCTTGAATGATTGCATCACTTAAAACGTTTGAATCTACTTCTGTGTAGTTTCTTACTTGTGTTAAAAAATTTGCGTGTGTTATAGCCATATTAAGAAATAGTTATATACCCTCCCATACCAATACCATGAACATAACAAGAATAGTAATAAGTTCCCGCAGAAGTTGGTGTCCATTCTACATATCTCGTAGTCGCAGCATTAAAGTTTGTTGTGTTTACGTAATTTGATTGTGTCACATTTGCATCTAAGTACCATGTTATTCCTGAAGAAACTATGTAACTATTTGGACTAGAATTGCTTGTAGTAATTATTAATGGGTGGTTATCATTAGTTCCATCATTTTGATTAAAAAAGAATGTTGAGTTTACAGGAGCACTTAATGCCATGTTTCTTGCTCCTCCAAAGAAATAAACATTCCCTGTTGCTCCACCACCTAAATATAAATCCCCAGTTCCAACTGTAGTCACTAAAGTTTGATTTCCGGTTGTTACAACATTTCCTATAGTAAAAGTTGGTGCACTAATTGTTGAAAGAGAAACTGTTGGGCTTGAAGAAGTGGGACTATTTACTGTTACACTTCCTAAAGTTGAAATTAATTCTCTTCTTCTATTTTGTAAAGAAGGGTCTGCTGGAAACATAGTTGTTATAGCATTACCTTCTACTGATACAGGAGGTGCTCCAAGAGTTATGTGAGCAAAATCTCCAGGCAACGTTAAATTAGCTACTCCAACCATTGTACCACCTGAATTAGAAGATGTTTGATCTTGGGCACTTAAAAATTCTTGAGTTGGTTGTTGAAATTTCATTGGTCTTGTATTTTGTAATGCAATTGCATCAGCTGTAAAATGTCTACGTCTTATCTGTGGGTGCTTTGGTTCAAACTCAGAATAATGAACTAATGATCCATTCCACTCTTTTACCATTTCTTGATATGGAAATGCCATACCAGATCTATCCGATATTGCTAAACTTCTTTTACCTGTTGCCCATTTAGCCATTATTAAACTCCATTAGGATAAAATGATTGAGGAGTAATGTACGTAGATGCTCTTTGGCCGTCTTCATCCAATGCTCTTTTCATTTGATCTTCATAAATTAATTTATTTTGTTGTACAAGTGTTGGTGCATTTTTCATTGCTAAATAATAAGCAAGTCCAGCTACCATACAAGGTAAAAATCTAAACACCACATCAGCATCATTTGAGTAAGCTCCAGCATCTTGTATTCTTTTTATAACGTAATATTTTAAAATTGTGTAAGTATTTAAATTTGGTGCTTGATACAAATATATTTTAGGAATTTCTTGCCTATCCACATAATACTGTGAAGGTTGTCCTAAAGCTAATTTGTTTGGTAAAGCAGCATATGTTGATCTATCTATTTTTGTTAAAGATACGTCTTGTGTATTTGCTGTATTTGCACCTGCTGCAGTTGTTGATACAAAGGCTTCAAGAACATCACTAACACCTGCATCTACAGCATATTCAGCTTGTCCAGAAACTAATGTATTCTCATGTAAAGATACTTTCCAAAGATGGATTCCTCTATTAGCCCATTCGGCAAATAATAAATTTAGGCTTGTTCTTGCAGACCTTAAGCTATGACCACTAGTTGTAGTCATACCACATCTTTCGTATGCTTCTTGTATGATTTCTTCTATTGATAGATCAAATGTCGTAGTCCCTGAAGTTGCCATTAATATCCTTTTTACGGTTGTACAATTTCTTGGATTGTATCACTTTTTGACTAAACTTTGAAGACCTTAGGTTTTTTGCTATTAAATTTCTTTTTAACTTGTAATTTTTTCTTTTTTTCACGTCTAGCACCTCTTAACTTACCATCTATTTGTGCAGATATTTGTCCTCTTCCTATTGTCATTAAATTAAATCTACTGCCTTTCCTATAATTGGTTTGTATTTAGTTTTCTTATCTTCACGATATGCTCGTAAATATTGATGTCTTGGATTAAAAGGTATGTAGCTTGCGTGGATCCATCCCGAGTTGGGTTCGCCTGGCGTGTAATATTCGAGGATCAATTGATCTACCTCACAATTTATTTTAACCCAATCAGCAACTTCAGCGTTATCGATTCCCATACATTCAAAATCAACCGCTTCAGCTTTTGAGTGCTGGCTGGTCAAACTCGATCCTATGGCTACACACAATTCTGGACTACGGAATCCGCTAGTTACCTTTACTCTACCGAATTGATCACGTACTGGCTGTAAAATATTTTCACACAATGCTTTTAGTTTATCTATTTGATCAGCGTTAGGTTCGTTATCTATACCTTTACGTATAGCTGTATCTGATTTGGTAAGCTCCTGAAGAGAAAAATTTCTAGAAAGTTGCATATTTTTTATAAATTTTTTGTTTTAGTATAACATTTCTTACGACTGAAGTTAATATTTCTCGTAATAATTTATATTAATTACTACTCTTCTTTTTGTATCTGTTTGCGAAATTGCTGTATGTTGTGTATTTCCATCCATAATTAATATTTTATTTTCTTTAGGGTATATTTTAGTGGTTTTATTTTCAATTTGTTCTTGTCCTTTTTCTATATCTTCTTTTGTAATATTTTCAGGTGAATCTAGCTTTAATATTTTGTTTGCTTCTATTGTGGATATTTTATTTTGAACAATTGTTGGACCATTACATTCATTTAAATAAAAGATAGAAGTTTTAAAATTTTTATAATCGTAATCAGTGTGCCAACCTTGTTTTACAGGATTTTTTTCTCGTAAAACTAAATTTGCTCTAACTTGAATTAATGAAGAATATTTTAATTTATCTAAAATAGGTTTTACCAAATTAAAACCGTTTGAAAATATAGTATCATTGTTAAAAAAAATATAAGTAAAGTACGAAGAATCTCCAGTGTTGACAGTTTCTTCTCTAAAATACCAAGGCATGTTTACATCGAAAACAAACTTTTTTAAATTAGAAAAATCTTCTTTATTTAAGAAATTTTCTTCTATCTGCATTACTCCAATATTAACTTTTTAATCGACAAAGATCCATCTATATTTTCTTCTAATTCTGCTTTTGATTTAATACATTGATATTTTATGTGTGACTTAGATT